CGCAGTGCCATCGCCACCGTCCGTATGTTGAAAGATGCATCCTGTCTGGTATCCGTCGGTTCCGTCAGTCGGAACAGTCGGGCCGGATGCAATCAGCAGGCCACGGTTGTTGTTGATCGGCTCTTGAATGCGAAGTAGACTCGAAATTCGTCCGAGCATTTTCTTTCTCCCTTGTTAAGAGGTAGGCCACGGGCCACCAAACTGCCCGGAGACGTACTCAATCCCAGGCGAGGTTTCGATTCCGATTGTTGGAGTTGCGGCCGCAGAATACGCACTGCATGCCAGAGTTGCGGTATACCCAGACACCCTTACTGTGTCGCCTGGATACTGAAGTGAGATTCCACCGGAAGCCGACGCTGTTGCACCAAACGCAAGGTATACAGGGCCCTCGTCAGACTGGAGCTGAATCAAGTATTCTCCGCGGTAATCATCAGCATCAAGGATATCTTCTGCAGTGCTTGCAGTAAGTGTCTTTGCTGTTGCAGACATGCCGTTCTCCTAGTCCTTCTTTTTCTTGTCGTCGTACTTCCAACCAAGAGCTTCCATCAGCTTTTGGCCGCCAGACATCTTCGTCCTCTCGGCTTGCGCCTTCCGGAGTCTGACACGCTCCTGCTCCTTCTTTGTCGGTGGCTTCTTTGGTTTTGCAGGCCTGGAACCATGGCCACGTTCGGCCATGAACTTATCGATTCGCCGGCGTTCCTCTGCAGCAAGCTCCTCCTTGGTTTTCTTCTTCTTTGGCAGCTTGTACATTGCCATGGCTACTTGCCTTTCTTGTCACTCAGTTTTCGCTTGCGCTTCTTCGCGCGTTTCTCTTTCTCAGCCCATCTCTTCGCTATCTCTGGCTCGTTTGCCCACAGATAGCGGCGTTGTGCCTCTGACTTGAACGGCATTACAGAGTATCCCCGTTGTATGTCAGGTTGTAAGTTCCGCCGCGCTGCCCCCGGAACACTTCTCGGAGTGTGGACTCCTTGTGTCCGACGCGGCCATAGTTTTTGCCACCTCGTTGCTTGTCACGCGCAACAGCCGCCACGAGCATCGAGTTGAAGTTGACTGTATGGATGCCCTGTTGGTCGAGGATCCGCTGCTCGGCCACGGCCAGGCATGACTCCATGTAGACCTCGGACATGTGCATTCCGCCAGGTGGGTACTTCGCGGAATCTGATAGCTTGCCCTGATAGACTTCGTACGAATAGGTCAGAGTGTACGTATCGTCCGGCTCTGGATACCAGATAACTTCCTGCCGCTGGCCAGTGGTTTGGTCGGTAGACTTGTACCGAAACGCACATAGTCTTGGGAAGCCGTTGTAATCGTCGAGTGCCCTCAACTCGAGGATCTCCCCCTCGACGACCTGCTTCACCTTAGCATATCCCTTCGCGCTCTCAAAGTGAAACGACCCGATCAGACGGTGGAAGTCGTCTGGCATGTCGTCCTCACCCTGGTCGGCTGTCGTGTCGATAGTCGTAGTCGGGCGCATCCAGCTCCAAGAGTATCCAAGCTGTATGCCTTCCATTGCCGGAGGGAACATGACATTGCGACATCCAGAGTGAACGCACATCTCAATGACAGCGGTCTGGTCAGAACTCCAAGAAGACGAGTCGGAACCGTATCCGAGGAACCTGCCGACTTCTTGCTTGAAGTCGTCCCAGTTGTATGACAGAGTACTTTCGGCCATGTCCGCGACTTGTTACATTGTACTTAGACTTGTTACATTGTGCTTGCAAAAGACCACAAAGCACAACGACTTGTAACAGAAGAAAATCGCGGGCCGAGGCGGAAGAGAACACCCCGGCCCGCTCAATGGCCGCCACCCCACGGCCTGTTTTCTTAGCCCTCGGTCGCTCCCGCAACGCCACGGGTGCACCAGCGGTCGCTGGCAAATTCGAGAGTGATCGTCTCGTCGGCCGCGTCCATCGTGATGGTGTCCAGCGCGGAAGAGCCATCCATCTGGATTCCGTTGGTCGCTGGAGTAATCACGAGGGTATTGCTGGTGATCGCGGTTCGTACGTAGAACTTCTTCATCTGTCCTTCATACGTGCCTTGGACCAGTGCGAACGTCGAGTCGCCAGTTGTGATTGCCCCTCCGGTGATCATGGTCACTCCGCCAACCATGCAGACAATCGCCGCATCGTCGGCCACTGCAACCCGCTCGATTCCACCAGACTGCGGGCCATCTTCCAGCCACGCAAGACAGGTCCCAGCGGTACCCGACCGATCAATGGTCTGGAGCGGCTTCGCGGAGCCTTGCCCCGGGAATCCCTCGGTGTCGCGGAAGTAGCCTGCATATGTCCCGCCGACCTCGAACGTAAGCCGGCCCACGCCGATCGTGGTGCTGGCGAACGAGGCGATGTTGCAACACGAGCCAGGCAGGTTGATCTTGATCAATTGCCCGCCAGTAACCGCAGAATACGCCTTGTCAGCAACGCCCGCGAAGTACGGAGCGTTCAGAATCGTCGGAACCTCAACTCGGTTGAGTCGGTCTGGCGTGTTGTTCGCCGCTGTACCGTAGTCCCAGTTATAACAAACGCCCTGCCCCTCAACGAGCGCGGTACTGCCCTCGAACCACACGACGGCCTGACGCTTGTTTGCCTTCCCCAGAGGGGCATTAACAGCAAAGTCCATCTATTCAGCCTCTTTCGAAAGTTGATGTTGTTGGTAAAACCTCGTCGAGGCTTACGCAGTGTTGATTACCGCCTGGCGGCGGAGGTCCGTGCAGATCATCTGGCAGCTCACGTCCAGGTCAACACGGTTCACGTTGTGCTTGCCCGGAACCATGTACGGCTTGCTGAGATTGTACTCCCAGCCCTTCAGGAACCCAAGGGTCAGGTACTTGAAGTCAAGCATGTACACAGGATCCTGCGAGTCGTCATCCAGGTACGGAGCATACACAACTGGCGTGCTCTTGAACAGGGTCATACCGTCCTTGCTGGCCAGGTCGTTACCGAGGTTCATGTTCTGATCCTCGAGCAACTCCTCCATGATGCCGATCACGTCGCTGTTCGTAAAGATGCCGTTGCCCATACCGAACGTCGGATTTGCGTGAGAAACCGGCGAGCGGAATCGAATCTTACGGTGCGCGGTTCGCATCCGTCGAACGAGGTCCTGCTTGGTGATCGAAACATACTGCGAAGTCCAGTTGGCCCATCGCGAGTAAGTGTCCTGGCTGATGCCTGCCTTTCCGCTAGTGAAGCCAGACGGATTGCCGCCATTAAAGCCCTCAGTAGCGTTCCGCGTCACCCAGTAACCGATTCCATACGGAGTCTTTCCATCGTTAGACGGGAGGCTCCACAGGATCCCCTCCATCAGCTCCCACATCGAGATGATCATCGCGATGTAGCGGCTGTTCACGAGGTTAACGATTGCATGGCCACCCTTCTGGAAAGCTTTCTCGTGATTCTCGTAGTGGTAGTAGGCGTTGACGTGGCGAGCGTTTACCTCGCCCTCGAGCAGAGTATCAACGATAGCGCCACCGTCATCCTCGTAGAGTTCCACGACGGATGCACTGTGATTGTGATCGATCTGAAGTTGAAACTGCCAAGGATCGCCGCCGGGGAAGGCGTCCTTATTGCGGCCCTTCCAGAGGTTTCGAACCAGGACATGGTCCTGCAAATCAGTTTGAAGATCGGTGAACGCGCCCTTGCGAATCAGGAGTTCCTGGGTCGCGATCACAGCGTCAGAAATTTCTGCGAACTGAAGTCCAATTTTCTCATCTCCCTGCCCCAGCCAGTGAGGCTCATTCCTTTCTGGATAGCAAGTAGCACAACAGTGCGTTCACTACCCTTTCGTCATCGTTCAAAAGCCCAGCGGCCTTGTTGCACTTTCCGCACAACCATCCCCTGAACTTACCGGTTTCGTGATCGTAGTCCATCTGAAGCGAAGTATTAAGCTCTGCCTCAGGAACACCACAGACCGCGCACTTTCCGGTGAACGATGATTCGAGTTCACCGACTGTCGCCGAACACGGCGTATGGTTTCGCCTCTCTGCATCAAACCGCGAATATGTCAGCGATATCTTGAAGCGACTCTGCCGTTTTAGCCACTCCCTCTTCCTCAGCCGGTTTCCTTCCGGGTCTTTCGCCCTCTTGCGTTCCGCCCTCTTGCGGCACTTGTGCCTAGAATCTTCTAGGTTGTCATGATACGCTTCCTTCGTCGCAGCATTCTTGCACTCCTTGCACTGCGAATACAGCCCATCCTTCTGGCACTTGTCACGATGAAACTCACTCCGAGCCTTCGTCTCTCCGCACTTCGAACAAGTCTTCTCTTCAACGGCGTTCATGTTAGTTCTCTTCTAGTCTCAGGATGGATGTATCTCAGGTTACTTCTTGAACCCGAACCTCTCGTCAATCTCCGCAGCGGCCTCTTCAAGCGGATCCTTTGACTTGCGTTGCTTCCTTGTTCCAGTCCGAGAGATATGCAAGTCTTTTTGCTCGTCTAGCTTCGCCTTCGTCTTCTTTGTCCGCGCCTCTACCGTCACCTCCGGCAATACTTGACTGACGGCCATGTCGAAGATCTTCTTCCGTGTCGGTCGCTGAATCCCTGCCGCGTTGTACCCATGAATCAAGACCGCCATCTGTTCCATGACTCGGTCCCTGTTCACATGAGCCTCGCTGCCACGCGCAATCACACTTGTCGAGCCCTTTCCTAGAGCTGCTTCATAGTCTTCACCAAGGCTCTCCACAAACCCATCGAACTCACTCATCAACTCGCGACTGGCCTGCTCGTACTGAGCATCATCCATCTGGCGTTGTCCCGACGCAAGCTCATTAATCTTGGCCTGCTGCTCACGCGCCACATCCTTCAGCGCCTTGAACATCTGGATGGTTTTCTCGTCGTGCTCTTCTGGATCCAGGTCCGGAATTCCGGCCAGTGAGTCCTCGTACTCTTCTTCTTGCTCTACGTCGTTGTTGCGCTCTGCGATGATCTCGATCACTCGCTCGAGCGATTCACGGGACTTAAACCCACGAAGCTCGGAAAAGCTAAGCCCAGCGCGAATTGCCGCGTCCACGAGATCCGAGTCATCAAGCGGGTCGAACTCTTCAGGGTCTTGCTCTACGCCTTCTTCTTCGTTTGGAACTCCATCCTCGATCGAATCTTCGTCAGCATCGACACCAGAATCATCACTCGTATCGCCATCGTCATCGACATCCTTTCCATCCAGAACAGGATCTTCGCCATCGATGTTAGTGTCTTCTGAACCATCAACAACATCGCCGATAACGTCTTGGTCTTCATCCTTCTGATCCCCACTATTCGCTGATCCGATAACGTCGTCCGCGGCCGAACTAAGTTCAGCAAGTAGCTCTTCACTTGGCATTCTCTTCTCCTCGTTAGTTGTATGACGCTCGATCATGTAGTCCGCGACAAGCAAGGGCTCGCTTGCGTTGTGCCGCGCTCTCGTAGATCGGGTCGCCATTGCTGTTGACCTGAACATTCAGGCCGTGTTTCTTGAAGTGATCTCTTAGCTCCTGCGCCTGTTCCGGATGCACACCAGATGAATAGCATGGTTCCATCGGCCAGCAGGACGGCTGCGGGACCGCAACGCTCTCGGCGTGATAATCCCTGACGTACTTCACGGCAAACTTGACGAACGACTTCGGCGCTTTACCCATCGGATACACGCGCTCCATCACTTCGCCGTCCTCTCCTCGGTAGCAATAAGTAGGCATAGTGTCTCCTGTAGTTGTATTGTACCATATACTCAGATTATGACAGAATTTCCAGTCAGTCTGTTAGATTTCATCAGTAATATTACTTCTGCTGGGGATTAGATGACCCTCCTCCAGCCATGAGTTGCTGCATAATCTTACTCTGTCCGGAGGCCGTAGGACCTCCATTGTAACTAATTCGCTCTTGCCGTCGTACTGGTGGCGGTCCAGCGGGTGTCTCTGCTGAACCTCCAGCTCCTGCTTGCTCCTGCTGGGACTTGTCCACGAACTTTACGATCTCGGCAAGCCAGTCTGAATGAGACAGATAAGCAACCTGCTGAAGCAGCTTCTGAACGTCAAGCGTTCCTCCAGCCTGTTCAATGGCCGGCATCAATGGAAGGATGTAGTTCTGCATGATGATCCCAAGCTTCTGAAGCTGTGCAGATGGAGAATCATCTTGCATCGAGTAAACATTGATGTCAAAGTTAAAGTCCTCGAGGCTTCCGTACCTTTCATGCAAACTCCACTCCACAGGCACAACGATGTCGGTTCCCTTGATCGGCTTTTCAAGTCGACGCCTCTTCGTTGGATGGTTCCACTCGTAGTACGCCAGCGCTTTGAAGATCTTTCTGCTAAAGTCGACCACCGCGTCTGCCATATCACGTATCTGTGCACTGGATGCCTGCGAGATCAGCTTGTCTTGCCCGAGTGTATCCGCTACTGGCGCAAGACCACCGAGAGACTCCAGGTTCCCACCGAAAAACGAGTATAGATCCTTACAGATCATGAACATGTTCAGTGTCATTTGGTCTGGACCAGGCGTCTGCAGAAGCTGCGGAGGCTGGCCAGTGTACTGGATCCCGTCTCCGTCCTGTGCGCCCTTAAACTCGACAACTGCCTCATCATTCCCGCCATCGAAACCAAGGACATTCTTCTGGCCATCTGCCTGCGACCCAAGCTTTCGGAATAGCCTGTTCGCTAGGATGTGGAGGTCGTACCAAACAGCAACAGGTGGAATCGGAAGCAGATTGCCTGGCACGCTATCGAAGCCCATGATGATATATGGATCTGGCTGATTTTTCTTCCACTTCCTGACCTTGAGTACCTTCTTTGCCGTTACTGCGTACGTTATCATCACCATGTCAGAAGGAAGCCACAAGTCACATACCTTCACCTTGTCCTTGTACGACACAGCAGGACCAGGCATCGACACAGCCTCAGCACGCTCCTGCCCGTACTCACTAATAGGCAGGTACTCATCTGGCTTGACTACTCTGTCATCGTATCCGTCAAGTTTCTTGACATTCTCGTACTCCATCCAGTACTGGTTTCCAATGTATGTCAGTTGGTCCAGAACCCTGGCCTGCATATCGATTACGAGATCGTCTAGCGGAACCACGTCCACAAACGAGTCTCCCACGTTGCGACCGTAGCACTCGCCAGTAGTATACAGCCCGACCTTCACGACCGCGAATGAGAAAAGCGCCTCAAGTACTGCGCGACGAAGTGTGCACTGCAAATCGATTTCCTCTGGTATCTCGTTAAGCGCCAGCTCGAAGTCCTTAGCAACTGGTGTTCTTGCAATGTTCTTCGTACTAACCATTGCCCTAGGCGCCTTGGCCGCGAGCATTCGCAAGAAGATTCCAACCGACAACTTAATGAACGGAACAACAACCCTGCGATCTGCTCCGGCGTCCTGATAATGCATCCCAACGAATTCACGAATAGCTTTGATCCGCTCCTCGCGTGGCTTCTGCAATCGTGCCTCAGACCACTCCACACTATCCATGATTTTTTCGAACTTCTTGTCGCTTATCTTAGCCATTCTACGGCCTCCACCCCTCGTTCCATTTCAGTTCACGATGTGCATTTTTCTTGTCTCGCTCCTTGCGACGCATTCTCCATGCGAGTGATCCGTATGGTGGATCCTTCTTTTTCTCTTCCTCTCTCGACGGCCTCTCAGTCATTCCCCTCCACGCTAACGCGTCTGCTATGACGCGGTCTCCATGGTTTGCTTTCGCCCCAGACGGATCATCGATCTTACTCTCATCGTGCTCTACGCCACCGTCATCTGCATACACGTAATGCAGGCACTCCTCGAGAGCCTCCTTCGATCGGTTGATCAACTTCTTGCTCTCAAGCGCCTCGCGGTACTCGCCTAGCAAGACCAGTTTCTTCTCTTTCGTAGATGACCACCCTGGGTTCTTCGACAGCTTCGCTCCTTTGGCCGTCTCGTTCTTGTCGTAGTACACGTTACCGTAGTGCAAGTCCATCACCTTGGCACCGAACTGCCGACCAACTCCGTTGCTCTCCCAAATCAGGTATGCATCATTCAGCCACCTACATGTCGCCACAGCTAGAATCGCAAGGGCTTCTGGACGGATGAACGGGTTGACGTACTGCGCGACTTTCTCGCAGGTTCGCGTGTTGTAGACGCACAGAGCTGAGTTGGACGCGCCTGTTCCAGCCGAGATGTCCACAGTGACCACGTACTTATCAAAGATCGGGACATCCTTATATACCATCCACAATTCAAAGTGCCCGTTCTCCTTCTCCTCAAATTCTCCAGGAGTTGCGGTGTCTATTGTAAACTTAAGCTCTCCTGTAAACATTGGAGGAGTCGCGGTCAGAGTTACCAGCTCGGTGATGGCGCCGGAGTTGAAGTACTGAAAACCGGAGCCAAGGAAGTCGATATCAAGTTCCTGTGCGATCTCCGCAGCCGAGGTTGCTCTCTTGCACTCGTTGTCGTACCATGGC